CGCCAGGCGCGCGAGCGCGGCCTGATGCAGCTCACCGACCTGGACCGGGCCTCACGCCGGCGCGCCGAGGCCCGGCTGGAGATCCTGTCGCTGTTCGAGGACTTCCATCGCGCCTCGAGCCTGCCGCACAGCACGGCCTTACAGAGCTTTTGCGCCGCCTACAACGACGGGCGCGTCGAGGCCGCCGACTGGGTGCGTGAGCGGGTCACGCACTGCCACATCTCCACGGTCTATCGCTGGCTGCGCGCCCTCAAACGCGACGGCGCGGCGCGCCTGGGCGGCACCTACGGCGGCTGCCCGCGCTCCAAGATCGACACGCAGGAGCCGCTGCTGGCCTATTGCAAGGCGTTCCTGACCGATTTCCCGCACGCCACGGGCAAGCACCTGCACGACGGGCTGCTCGCCCGCTTCCACGACGACGAAAGCATCGAGTTCCCGAGCCGGCGTGCCGTCGAACGCTGGCTTACCCACTGGCGCCGCGACCACGCGGAGCTCTTCGCCGCGGTCGCCAACCCCGACGCCTGGAAGAACCGCTATTTGAGCGCCTTCGGAAGCGCCTCCGAGACCATTACACGCGCGAACCAGCGCTGGGAAATGGACTCGACGCCGGCCGACGTGATGCTCTCGGACGGCCGGCACTCCATCATCGGCGTGATCGACGTCGGCACCCGCCGGCTGCGCTACCTGGTCAGCCGTACCAGTAAGGCCACGGCCGTGGCGGCGCTGCTGCGCCGGGCGATGCTCGACTGGGGCGTGCCGGAGCAGATCAAGACCGACAACGGCAGCGACTACACCAGTCACCACATCACGCGGGTGCTGCGCGGCCTCGACATCGAGCAGATCCGCTGCAATCCCTTCTCCGGCTGGGAGAAGCCGCACATCGAGCGGTCCTTCAGGACCTTCTCCCACGACCTGGTCGAGCTGCTGCCCGGCTACATCGGCCATTCGGTCGCGGACCGATCCGCCATCGAAGCCCGCCACTCCTTCGCCGACCGGCTGCTGAAGAAGGACCAGGTGGTCGAGATCGGCATGAGCGCGGACGAGCTGCAGGCCTTCTGCGACCGCTGGACCGACGAGATCTATGCCCACCAGGCGCATCAGGGCCTGGACGGGCGCACGCCGTTCGAGGCCGCGGCCGGCGCGGCCATCCATTCCATCCAGGACGAGCGCGCCCTGGACCTGCTGCTGGCCGAGGCGCCCGGCGACGGCATGCGCCGCGTCACCAAGAAGGGGATCCGCCTCGAGCACAGCCACTACATCGCCCCCGAGCTCGGCGAGCTGGTCGGCGAGCAGGTCCACGTGCGCTTTGACGAGACCGACGTCGGGCGCATCGCCGTCTACCACCGCGGCGCGTTCGTCTGCTGGGCCGAGTGCCCGGAGATCACCGGCGTATCCCGCCAGGAGATCGCGCGCGAGGCGCGCCGGCGCCAGCTGGAGCGGGTGCAGGCCATCCGCCGCGAAATGAAGCGCGCCGCGAAGGAGCAGAACACCCGCGGCATCGCCGAAGAGATCCTCGAGCACCGCAGCCGCGGCCACGACCAGGTGGTGCGCTTCCCGGCGCCCGAGTTCGAGCACGCCACCGACGACCTCGAGGCGGCCTCGGAGGCGGCCGACGCCCGCGACGGCACCGAGCAGATCTCTGAGGAGCCGTTCCTCGACCCCGAGACGATGGAGCGCCTGGCGCACGAGATCCGCGAGGAGCAGCAGGAGGAGGAGACCGCCGAGCAGCGCTTCCGCGACTGGATCCTGAAGAACGCCCGGCGCGCCGAGCTGAGCGAGTTCGAGGAGCGCCAGCTGCGGGTCTACGAGACCAGCATCGAGTTCCAGGCGCGGCTTTCCATCTACGAGGAATACGGTCCCGGTGCCTTCGGCATCCGGGACCTTGAGAGCGAAGTCGCAAAACAACGAGGAGAGTAGATAGTGAAACACCGCATCATTCCCGTCAAGAACGTGGCGCGCGTCCATGAGGCCTCCGAGGCCCTGATCCAGCGCGATCTCGGCATGCCCGGCATGGGCCTGATCTACGGCGAGACCGGCTACGGCAAATCGACCGCGGCCACCTGGCTGGTCAACCGGACCCGGGGCGTCTACGTCCGGGCGATGGCGACCTCGACGCCCTCGTCGCTGCTCGGATCCATCCTGCGCGAGCTCGACCAGGACCCGAAGGGCAGCTGCGCCCAGATGGTCGAGCGCATCGTCGAGCTGCTGGCCCGCAGCGGCCGGCCGCTGTTCATCGACGAGGCCGACTACCTGGCCGACAGCAAGCGCCTGACCGAGACGCTGCGCGACATCCACGACCTCTCCCTGGTGCCGGTGATCCTGGTCGGCATGGCCGGGATCCAGCGCAAGCTGGTTCACCGCCGCCAGCTCTCCGGCCGCCTGGCGCAGTGGGTCGAGTTCCAGCCCTGCGACTTCGAGGACGCCCGGGCCCTGGCCGACGGCATGTGCGAGGTCGAGGTCGCCGACGACCTGCTGGCGCGCCTGCACAAGCACGCCGCCGGCGAGATCCGCCGCATTACCGTCGGCCTGGGCCGGATCGAGCACTACGCCCGCGCCCGCAGCCTGGAATCGGTCTGTGCCGCCGACTGGCGCGAGGGCGACGAGGGCTTCTTCCTCGGCGGCGGCCGCGGCCGTGCCCCGGCCCGGCCGAAGGGCGGCGCCAAGGTCGCGGCGATCGGAGGGCGTGGCTGATGCGGCCCGTCGGCAGCCACACGAAAGCACCAATGCGGGCCACCTCGGCTCGCTCTCGCATCTGGCAGTCCATGCGTGTGCTGCGCCGGTTCGACGTGCCCCAGCTGATGGCCACGGCCGAGGCGAGCCGCAACAACGTGGGCCGCTTCGTGCTCGGGCTGCGCCGGGCCGGCGTCATCCGCGTGGTGCGCCAGCATTGCAACGGGCACGCCGGCGACTGCGCCGTCTACCAGCTGGTCCGCAACCTCGGCCCGCACGCCCCGCGCGTGCGGATCGACGGCACCTGCTGGGACCCGAACGGCCAGCGATTCATCGGAGGAGAGGATGACTAAGGCCGCCGAACAGGCCGCCGAGCCCCTGTGGGTCGGCCGCCTGCGATCCGAGTGCATACGCCGCAGCCAGGCCCGGGTCGCCCGCGACCTGGGCTACTCGGCCGCGGTCATCAACCAGGCGTTAAAGGGCACGTATCGGGGCGATCTGACCCGTCTGCGCGAGGTCGTCGAGGGACGCCTGATGGGCGCCACCGTCGACTGCCCCGTGCTCGGCGACATGCCGCGGGACGTGTGCCTGGACAACCAGCGCCGCCCCTTCGCGGCGACCAACCCCACACGCGTCCAGCTCTACCACGCGTGTCGCAGCGGCTGCCCGCACAGCCGCCTGCAGGAGGAATGAGTCATGTACAGCGACGAGTACCTGGAGCACTACGCCGAGCGGTTCCTGCGTGACCGCCTCGGCGCCCACGGCGTGACGCTGGTGCAGTACCTGGCCGATCCGGCCCGCTACGAGCACCTGACCGAGCGCCACGAGCCCCTGCTGCCGCGCCAGCGCCTGGTGCAGCGGCAGGTCTACGAGGCCGAGATGGCCCAGGCCGAGCGCGGCGTGGAGACGCTGCCGCGGCGCAACGGCGCCATCGTCGAGCCGCTGCATCACCGGCGGTTCCCGGTCGCAAACAGCATGTTCAGGGGGCGGTCATGAGCTTTACGGGAGATGTACGCGAGCTGCTGGAGGCATCGGAGAAGCCGCTCACCTGCCGCGACCTCTATGAGCGGATGGACACCGCCGAGAACACTACGCAGGTCAGCCTCGCCCTGCACGAACTTCGCAAGCAGGGCGTCGTCGGGCGCATCGACGGCGAGAAGCCCGCGCCGCACTTCGTGCTCGGCTCGAAGGCGGATCCCCATGCCGGCGAACGGTCGGAGCCGGATCCGGACAGCAAGTCCGGCGGAAAGGCTGCGGCGAAGGCGCAGGAAAGCTCGAAGGAAAGCAGCGAGACCCGGGAGCAGGGCGGCGCCACGAATCCGACTCCCGGCGGGACGCATTGGCTCCTGGTCGAGATCTGCCGCGCGCTGGGGCTGGAAGCGTGCTGCAGCACCGACGTCGATGCTGCGGACGCCGTCCATAACCTGATCAGCCGGGACAGGAGCCTCGTGGACCGGGTGACCGAACTCAAGGATGAGGTCGAGAAGCTCCAGGGATCGGACGCCCGCTGGCGCAATGCTCGCGAGGCGCTGGAGGAGAAGGATGAGAGGATCAAGCAGCTGGAGCAGGCGCTCGCCAAGGCGATGCGCGAGGCATGGGAGACCGGAATCTATCCGAGGTCCCAGCCACGGGCCACCGTCCTGGAGTGCCTCGACGGCATGGAGGCCGAACTCACCCGCTGCGACTGGGACAAGGCCGCAGACCACTACGCCATCCAGGACGACGGATCCCTGGTGCTCTTCCTGTGGGGCACCACCCAGATGGTCCGCGTCCATCCGACCGACACCGAGCGCCTGCGCCGGCTCCTGAACGGATGGAGCGAGCTGGTCGAGAGCGCCCGCAATACCGTCGCTGAAGCGGCGGAGGAGGACAGTTATGCCCAGGCCCACCAATGAACAGAAGCTGGTCCAGGCCGGCCGGATCCTCGCGTTCCGGCTCCAGGAGCTGGCCGGCGATGACCCCAGGGCCCTCGAAGCCGTCGCGCTGTGGGAGAACGTCTGCCGGTCCGTCCGGCCCGCTCCCCAGCTCCCGCAAACCATCGGCACCTGCGGGTGGTGCGGCTGCACCGATCACCACCTGGTGCGCGGCGAGTGCCCGACCTGCCACGAGAAGGTGCGGCAGATGCCGGAACTCCCGCGCAACCACACGCCGGTGCTGACGGAGGACCTGTGATGCCGCTGCAGATGCGACTCGAGGCGGAGCGCATCGACCGGCACACCGTGCTGGAGGCGCTGCGCCGTCACATCGGCCATGCCAGCGGGGCCAGCGCGGCCACGCTCGTCGAGGAGATCACCGGGCATCCGCGCCCGAATCCCGTCGGCGAGCGTGCCCTGCGCGCGGTCGTCACCGAGCTACGCATGGAAGGCCACCACATCTGTGCCCACCCGGCGACCGGCTACTTCATCGCCGAGAGCCAGCTCGAGCTGGACGAGACCTGCATGTACCTGCACGACCGGGCGATGGCCTCACTCACGCAGGTCGCCCGCATGCGGAGGGTCTCCGTACCCGACCTGCGCGGCCAGCTGCGCCTGCCCGTAGAGCAGAAGGAGGAAGCATGAACGCAATCCGAACCGACCGGGCGCGCGACGTGACGCGCGTGACGCTGCCCCAGCAGCTCCTGCTGGAGCAGATGCACAAGCATCCCGGGACCTATCCGCTGGATCCCAGAGAGGTGCGCACCGCCCGCATCCTGGAGCTGCGCGGGCTGATCCGCATCACCGACGACCCGCACGGCGCCTACAGCTACGCCGAGTGGGACGAGGAGGCACATGCCGAGTGGATCCGCGCGCAGGAGGTGGAAGTATGAGGCCGCTCACGGAGCGGCAGCGGGCCCTGCTGCAGGAGCTCGAGGAGTCCTGGGGCCACTATCCGCTCGACAAGGATGAGAGGAACACCGCGTTCAGCCTGCAGCGGCGCGGGATGATCAACGTGGAGCGCGACGAGTACGGCGACCTGTTCGCCTACTGGGACGACGAGGCGCACGCCGACTGGATCCGCGAGCAGGAGGGAGTCGAGTAATGGCACGCAAGAAGCCCGACAACATCGAGCACATCGCCGACAACCAGCACGCCGACCGGGTGCTGGCCGAGGTCGGCGCCCTGCAGCGCCAGCTGCGCGGCATCGAATCCGATCTCAATGACGAGATCGACCAGGCCAAGGCCGCGGCCGCGGCGAAGGCGGCTCCGATCAAGGAGCGGATGGCCGAGCTGGACGCCGGCCTGCTGGCCTACGCCGAGTACAACAAGGACCGGCTGTTCCGCAAGCGCCGCAGTGTGAAGCTGCACTTCGGCACGCTGGGATTCCGGCGAAGCACCCAGCTCAAGACGGCCACGAAATGGACCTGGGCCGCGGTGCTGGACCGGCTCAAGGAGCTGGGCCTGACCCAGGCGGTGCGGGTCAAGGAGAGCGTCGACAAGGAGGCGCTGGCGACCCTGCCGGACGCCCAGCTCGAGCAGGTGGGCGTGGTGCGCCGACCGAAGGACTCGTTCTGGTACGAGGTCGACGAGCACGCCATCGCGGAGAGCGCGGCGTGAACCGGCCCTGCTGCGTCTTCACGCCTTCGGGCACGGCGGTCTGGAGCAGCCTGGCGCCGCGCCCGAGCGGCGCGTGGATGCGCTTCGTCCTGACGCTGCCCGGCGATGTCCGCACCAGCCGCAGCTTCGAGGAGGAGCGTGAGCGCCTCGCCGCGGAGGGCTATCGGGCGTGCGAGGTCGAGATCGTGCCGGTGGAGGAGGAAACCTCGTGAGCGAGGACCGCACGGACCGCGTATCGCAGGCGCTGCACCGGGTCGCCACGGGCCTGGCCGGCCAGCACGAAGCCGAGATCCTGGCGGGGGCGCTCCTGGTCTGGCATCCGGTGCGGATCCCGCCGCCGCGGCGGCAGGACGTGCTGGTCCAGTGGCGCGCGGGCGACGGATCGCTAGCGATGGACGTCGCCTATGTCGACGGTGCCGGTGTGCTGCGGCTGATCGGCGGCGATCCGGACTACCCGGTGGGCGCCGTTCTGTGGGCGCGCATTCCGCGGGCCGGTCAGGAGTGACGCCATGACCCCGCAGACCGACAGCCGCCGCCGCGCCCTGGCCAAGATCCACCTGGCCGCCAAGCAGCTCGGCATGGATGACGAGACCTACCGCGACATGCTCTGGACCGTCGCGCGGGTGCGCTCGGCCGGCGACCTGGACCAGCACGGGCGCCGGGCGGTGCTGGAGCACCTGCGGGCCGTCGGCTGGGCGCCCTCGGCCCGCAGCAAGCGGCCGCGGGTCAGCGCCGACCGGGCCGGCATGGTGAGCAAGATCGACGCGATGCTCGCCGAGGCCGGACGCCGCCGCGAGTACGCCGACGGCATGGCGCGCCGCATGTTCCGCGTCGAGCGCGTCGAGTGGTGCCACCCCGGCCAGCTGCGGCGCATCGTCGCCGCACTGACCTACGACCAGAAGAGGAGGCAGCGCCGGTGAAGCTGCACGCGATCAGGAGAGCGCCATGCAGATAACCTGCCCGAGCTGCCACGCACGCTACCATCTGGATGCGGCTTTGGAGGACGAGGCCGCGCGGGAGCTGATGGCGCTGCTGGCCGCGCTGCCGCGCGAGGTCTCCCGGCCGCTGGTCCAGTACCTGTCGCTGTTCCGGGCGCGGACCCGGGCGCTGTCGTGGGACCGGGCGCTGCGCCTGGCCCGCGACACGGTGGCGCAGCACGGCGATGCCGACGTGCTCGGCCGGGCCCTGGCGGAGACGGTCGAGGCGATGCGCGCCAAGCAGGAGCAGTCCGGCTGGCGCCCGCTGACCTCGCACAACTATCTGGCGCGGGTGCTGGAGTCGACCACGCCGCAGGCGCCGCGGCCGGCGCAGGGCGAGCGTCGTGGGCCGGCAGGAAAGACCGCCCAGGGCCTGGCCAAGCTGGAGAGCCGGCGCCGTGGCTGAGCGGATCCCCGACTGGTTCTTCAACGCCGTGCTCGACGGCATTCAGCGCCTGTATGTGCTGAGCCTGCCGCGCACGCCCTCGGCCGACACCATCGAGCTCACCCAGGAGGTCTGGGTCGAGGCGCTGTGGAGCGCGGCGCGCTGGGACGAGGACGCGGACCGGCCGCGCCTGGCGTCGGCGTTCCGGGCGCTGGAGCGCACCGCGACCGAGTGGCCTTCGCCGCGGCTGCTGCTGCAGCACCTGCCGCGCCGTTCCCGCCAGGCCGCGCTGCCGGCGCCGGGCCTGACCGAAGAGCAGCGCCGGCGCAACCAGGCGCGGATCCGGGAGCTCGTGCGGACACTCAAGGGGGGAGAACGCCGTGGAGATTGACGAGAGCCTGCTGCCGCCGATGCTGCAGGAGCTGGTCCGGGCCTGCGGCCTGCGCGCGACGATGGAGCTGGTGCGCCACTACGGCGGCGTGCGGATTTACGTGCCCGAGCGGCTCGACAGCTCGCACCCGATCGTCCGGGTGATGGGGCAGCGCGGCGCCCGGGCGCTGAGCCATATATACGCGCGGGAGACGATCTCGGTGCCGCTCGCCACCAGCGCGCTGCGCGAGACGCGCCGGCGCCGGATCCGGGCCGAATACGGCCGCAAGAGCGCGGCCCAGCTCGCCCGCGAGCACGGCCTGACTGAGCGCAGCATCTGGCGGATCGTCGCCGACGGTGATACCGTTGACCCCCAGGAATCGCTGTTCTGACACTCCCTGCTGACGCCCGTCAGCATTATCCGCGCCCCCAGAGCCCCCCGATGATGGCCTCATGCTCGAGGCCAGATCAGACAACTCCGTCATCTTTCACGTCTGCCGCATCGACGCGCTGAAAACGCGCGAGGAGCGCCGCCGCGCGCTGGCGGAAGTGCCGGAGCACCTGCGCGACCTGGTCGCCTACACCCTGAAGGACCTGCGCTGGCGCAACCGCGTCGGCAGGGAAAACCGGGAGCGGATCCGTGAACGCACTGGCTGACCGGGCGGGCGCCGCCGCCAACGAGCACGAGCTCCCGCCGGCGCTGGTGATCGCCATCGTCGCCACGGAGAGCGGCTGGAATCCCTCCGCCTGGCGCGTCGAGCCGCCGTATCGCTACCTGTGGGACAACCGAACCGGCAAGCCCTTCCGTCACCTGACGCACGCCGAGATCGCCTCCGAGGAGGCGCCCAGCGACTTCCACGCCATCGCCGGCCAGTCGCGCGACACCGAGTGGTGGGGCCAGCAGGCGAGCTGGGGGCTGATGCAGGTGATGGGCGCGGTCGCCCGTCAATACGGCTTCAAAGGCCCGTTCCCGGTGCTTTGCGGGGCGGATGCGGGGCTCGCTTTCGGCTGCATCCACCTGCACACGCTCGCGCACCATTACAAGCCGAAGTTCGGCTGGGCCGGCGTGGTCGCCGCCTACAACGCCGGCAGCCCGCGCCGCGATGGCAACGGCCACTGGGTCAATCAGCACTACGTCGACACGGTCGCCGCCAACGGCGCCGGCGCGCTGATCGGGGGCGGCAAGTGACGCGCTTCACCGCCGAGCACGGCAACCCCAGCGGCACCAAGACGCTGCTGTCCGTCTTCGTCGGCCTGGTCATCGTCCGCTATGCGCTCGCCGGCGTGCACGCCGGCAGCTTCTCGGTCGGTGCCTTCGACGGCGCCGGCGCCGCGGAGGTCATCGGCGTGCTGGGGATGCTCTACGCCGGGCGCCGTTTCACGGATGCCTGGATCCGGGTGAAGGGAGGGAGCACGGGTGACTCATACAAATAGCCTCGTCGCGCTCATCGGCGCCGCGGCCTTCGCCG